TTTGGAGAATCACTTGCATTATGTCAACAACAAAGCAGGACAGGCAAGGATGTTGAGAAACAAGTTTGATGGTGCATTTGGTAAGATAATACTAGATACAGACGCTAACATCATTTGGGTATCATCTGCTAGACAAGCAGCGAGACTAATCGCTGTTGTCTGTAAGATGCATCCAATAGATAGAGAGATACACACTCCTAGTATAATCAGAAAGCGTATAGCGACTACTGATTTGAGAATAGATGTGCTATGCACAATAAAGGGCATAAGCCCGAAGAAAGCAAAACTCCTGATAGAAAGGTTCGGCTCTATTATGGAGATAGGAGAAGCGTCCATTGAGGAGATATGTGAATTAGATGGATTTGGAAAAGTGATTGCCAAGAGGGTAATCGATGTGCTGAACAAAGAAGAAGAAATGGTGATATGAATGAATAATGAAAATGATGAATATAATGAAGACCGACTATACTACGAAGGATTGAGTGAGAATGTAATCACTCCTGTTCAAAAGAAGAACAGTCTGCCAAAGGTAGTAGAACAGTATGTGAAAGATGCAGCAGATATGTCGAAGTATAATGAGATACCAGCAACGATTGGTTTCTTTGTTATCTTAGGGCAACTTTGCAAAGATATGGTTTCCATACCAAGTGGAACAAGAAGAGATGACACAAGAATACATTTCCTGTGGATGCAAACATCAGGAACAGGAAAGACCGTCTTGTATGACTTCTTTGGTCCTGTTGCAAAAGAGGCAATGCGATTAATCAATGCTAAGTTTGGAACTAACTTCGATGTGTTTTCTGTTGATGATGCTACGGATGCTGCGTTGATTGGTTCTATTGAGAAAGAAAGAGTAGCAGTAGAGGATGAAGAAGGCAACACCAATTGGGAAGAACAACTAGTTCAGATTGACGGTGGTTTTGAGGGAAGCGGGTTAGTCGCCTATGATGAGTTTGAATACTCAGGTGTATTCAAGGCTTCTCAACACAAAGAGAATGTAATCATGTATCTCAACAAGATGATGAATACCCTCTACGGTGAGAACTGGATTATACAGAAGAAACTACGACAGGGTGACATGATTGAGTGCAGGAGTCAGAGAAGTCTGTATGCTACAACATATATCCCAAAGACCTTGACTAGTATTATTGCAGAGAAAGGTGTTATTCAAAGAACCCTCATCTACATCCAAGAAGTTCCACAGGAAATACAGGATGAATTGAGAGAGATGATTCTAGATGAGATAGGAACAATCAAACCAAAGAATGCACCTATTCAGAAACATGCTAACAACTTTGCTTTAATCTACGATGCTCTAAGAGAAAGATATGAAGATGCAGGTGATGACCCTCTACATACAATTAGATTTGGTAGAGGATTTAATGATGCATTAAAGAATGAATCTAACAAGATGAGAAACTATGTATCTAGCAGTAGACCCGAAGTGTTTGAGATTGCTGGCAACTTCATCACAAGGCTGAATCAGACTATGACTAGGCTTGCAGTCCTGTGTTGTATAGCAGAAGCACCGAACATCAAAGACAAAGAAAAGAGGTTCATTGTCACTGAAAGGCATGTACGTCAAGCCTCTTCGGTCATTCGACAATGCTATAAATCGCTGGTAACGTGGCTTGATGTAGCCTTGAAGGTGAAGGCAACTGCTTTACATGAGAAAGTAAATGTTAATGCATTCAGAATGGCGTATACTAAGTTGCTGAGAGAAGATGATGATGGTTGGGTAAATAAAGCACTATTGTTAGAAAAAGTAAGGAAAGATACTAAGAAAGGACAAGCAACCATATACAGACAGTTTAAGGAGATTTCAGATATGTTCGATAACAAGAAAATCGGCATACGAGCATATGTGAGAATGAAAAATAAGGAGGAAAAAGAATGACAAAAAAAGATACATACGAACATCAATTCTTGGTGTTTAGTGTTAGTGATGGCCCAAAAGTGATAAATGAGTCCCTGAATACATATGGGAAGGATGGATGGTATCTATCGACAATGATAACCGTTGGCGGTGGAGAACATCTAGTAGCGTGGATGGTTAAACCAAACCTAATCGTTGCACCTAATCCAGCAGAGGCTCAAGCCAAGAAGATAGCAGGACTATGGACAGGGGAAAGTGGTGACGAGTGAACGTCTTAGCCCTTGACATTGAGACTAAAAACTACTCTCATGAAATTGGGGGTTGGGGTAATACTCACATGTTTCAAGTGTCTACTGTATGCACATGGGATGGAAACACTGGAACAGTGTATATTGACGAACCAATATCATCCATACGCAAATCAAATGTGGTTGTCAAACCATTATCAGAATTGAAGTTTGACTTAGATGCACATCGACAAAACGATGGTGTATTGTTAGGACATAACATTGTCTCTTTTGATTTGGCTGTGTTGAAGAATGCAATGGACATCTATTGCATTAAGGAATACCTAGATAAGAAAGCATACATCGATACTAGTAGGATATTGAATAAGGAATATGGTGAAAGATACAGCCTTTCCAATCTTGTTCATCACACATTAGGTGCTGAGAAGTTAATGGAAAGTGCTGATGCTCCTCTAGTATGGAAAGCAGGTAGATACACTGAAGTAGCAGATTACTGTCTGAAGGATTGTGAATTGGTCTATGACCTGTGGGTGTATGGCAAAGAAAACAATATAGTCAAAGGTTTTTCCATAGAAGAAGAAAAAGCAAAAGAATTGGAGGTGAAGTGGTAGATGAGTCCTTGGGAATGGTTCGGATGGATTATATTCGTCATCATCATATCTCTTTTATTCTTCGCTGCGTTTGGAAACAGTAAGTATACTGAGTCAAGCATTGAAGAATACATGGAGAACTTGATTGAAGACGAACGTGGTCGTAATGGCACTCGCTAAAGTTTGCTTTCAGTGTTCTAGGGAAACTATTCCTAGAAGAATAGAAGGCAAGGTAGTTGGTTCTTCTGAGACTTTGCACATATGGCAGTGCAGAGAATGTAAAGCGTTGTGGTCTAGTAATTAATTTTACTAGGCCACCTCGCCTTTTTTTTGGTTTTTTTTAGGCAATTTTCAAGCAACAGCAGCGCACTTAAAGTCGCAATTTATTTTTACCTCCTAGTGCAGAAAGTAAACTATATGCTTCTAGTAGATGACCGTTTAATAAATGAAATAGTAAATGCCCCAATAGAAATCAATCTAATGCCAATATCATTGGCTCTATTGTTTCTCACTGTTGGATGTGGATTAGCCTATCTAAAATGGGGTGTGAAACATGAGTAAAACAAACAGTGCAATGTTTCTAAGATGCTTAGATGAGATGTTCAAAGAGTGGGATGAAACTGAATGATTATATGGGAACTGTGTTACGGTCTTTGGTGTTGGGGTAGATTCAAACCATGAAACCATTCATCGGAGTATGCATAACCTGTGAATGGTTGAGACCAATAGAGTATTCTAGGTTTGGTTGTTTCTGCTCTTATTGTGGTGCGTATGTATGAAACAGTGGCTAATTAGAAAATTGATTTCTTTCATGGGTCATACCTATGTTTGGTTGGATAAGAAACTAGACCATCCTGAAGGACCAGTTCTAGGTTTGAAGATTGACGATGACTTCGCTGCAATGAGCAGGTATGAGTTGTGTTGTCACATTGAGGACAAGTTCGGTTTGGAAAGAGATTCCTTTTGGAAGTTGGAGTCAACTCAGAAGATTCGTTTTTGCTGTCAAACTGCTAGGAACATCCTGACTCCTAAGAAGGGACGAAAGAAGAAGGCTTAGTTTCCATTCAATGTTCTACCCAAAGGGGATTGTGGGTCTACGAACATTATACCTCTTGGGTGATTCTGAAAGAAATCAGGTTGATATGGTTGATGTTGAGAATATGAGTTAGGTGGAGTATCACCGTATAGTTGTGCAATGTTATCAGGCCAATCAAGCAATGCTTGTCTGTAATCGGATAACTGCTGTTGCTCTTCATCTGTCAAGGAATTCCAAAGCATGGGTTTTGATTGGTAGTAGTCTACATATGTTACCAACATAAAATCCCTAGATGCTCTAACCTTAGCCATTCCTTCTTCCATGCTAATCGTTATCTCTTCTCCATGTTCTCCTATTGCCATCTAATCACCTCATGTCTCCCTGAATACAACTGCAATCCTAACAGGACCAACTTGTGTGTTTGTGTATCCTGACAATCCAGTTGCTCTCATGTTAAATGTATCTCCTGCTGAGTATGTAGTACCATTTCCACTGAATGATGTGAATGACCTTGAGAATTGATTACCTCCGCTTCCACTTGCATTGTATTGGAATGTGGTAGTTGATGCAGCCCTGTTCTTGAATACCGTAATAGTCTGATTAGATGAGTTAGTCTCACTTCCTGCATTTCCAAAGGACATGTATATTTCTTTCAACTCACAATCTTTTGGTATAGGGAAACCAATATCAGCACCTGAAGAATTCTGAGTTGTGTTTCGTTCTCCATCACCGTATCCGGGGAAGAATCCATTTGCATTTCCTGCTCCTGCTGTTGACGAAATATATTGGTCTGCTTCTGCACATTGTATGATAAACTCTCTATCAGCAGGAGTTGATAACTTCCTGATGCTGATTTGTGATTGGTTAACCTCAGTTGAGATGTTTGTATTGTTCTGTGCATCTATTCTTATTCTAATGTAATCGTTAGCGGTATGCTCATAGATGAAAGAGGCAGAGAGACCTGAACCACCGGAAGCCTCTCTTGTGTAGACCTGTGACCTTGACTGTGCGATAGTTGTAAGGTTAGAAGAAAAGGAATCATTGCTCGCAGTCTGAGCAAAAGCGAATACCCTTGTCCTATCAGAGAGGGTACTTCCATCATCATTAATGGGAAGGCTGTAAGAAACCTCATAGTATCCAGCATCAGCAATACGAATATGACCATCAGTACCTTTAGATGCATTGCCTGAAGGGTCTAATACCTCAGTATCGAATGGTATGGTTCGCTCTGTTTGATTTACATCGGTGAATCCACTGTCCATATACACAACAGGTTTCGACCCGTCACTCTCTGCACTACTTCCTCCACCACCTGAGTTTGCATCTACATACGCCTTGATAGACTGTTGAGATGCTAGAGCAGTAGCGGAGTTGGAGGCCATGTTGTCTTCATCTAGAATAGTTGAAGCGACAACACCACTACCACCAATTTCTAAAGTACCAACAGTTACTGCTCCTGACGCAGCAATCTTTGGCACACTCATTGCATCGCTACCCGGATTGAATCTGAAACCACCATCCTTTGCCAATGTTCCATCACTTCTAAGGAATGGAATACTATTGTTGGCACTAGTAGATTCATCAAGAGCGACTGTTACTGTCGCTGCATTTCCTGTCGTATCCTGATTCAACGTGCCAACCACTAAGTCAACTGTACCATCGCTATCTTGGTATGTTGCCGTTATACCTGTCTCAGTATTACTAGAGAACATGCCTCCAACGATATCTTGAACTTGTTCAGTGGACAACTGTGTATTCGTGTTAGTAGTGAAGGTGAGATTACTTTGCATGTATGACTGAAGAACAGATACATCCATTCTCTTCAGAGTTCCAGCGTCACTCAATACTAATTCATCAGTTGATGCTAGACCACTTGTAAGTGCAGTTGCACCTGTAATATCTGATGCAGCCAGTCTTGAAGTGATAAAACCTGCACCATTGGTTAGTTGGTTAGTGTTTGTTGGAATGTCGCTTATGTATGCAAGAGTAGAAGCAGTTCCCCAATTTGTATCATCTTGGTCTGCTCGATAGTGATAGATTCTCTTTGTACTGTTCTTAGCGAATGCTAGTATGTTAGCATCTCCACCTGAATGTCCTGTGAATGTATCTAGTACCAAGACATCAACATAATCAGAAGCGTTAGTGGTAGAGCCATCCTCTAATCCTGTCTTTGTTGAGAATCTTCCTGATAGTTCTCTAATCTCGTTGTTTAGGTTGTCAGGAGCAAAGTCCCTATCATCACCCGTCTTCAGATAAGGAGCGTGTAATGTTCTGAAATCCAAGTCGAATGGGTCTGAATCTGAACCCGGAGATATATCAGAGTAGTTGATGTCTATACTCGTATCTCCGCTATGGAACTTAATCTCTTCAGCGTTTGATATGGAAACCTCAGTTCCATCGTCATCCTCTAGAACGAATGTCATCTGAGAAGTAATGTATCCATAGTTCTCAATCTTCTCCTTGATTGCCTGAGAAGTCATTAGGGAAGTGTCGTTATCGGAGAAAGAAGTGTTGATTGAAGTGACTGTCGCACCACTTCCAACTTGTAACTGACGAGTGTTTACAACTCCATCATCTGCTGTTAGCGTAAGTAGGTTGCTTGCGTTAGTAGAGGGGTCATCAGAGTATATTCTTACCTTTCCACTATGTCCGGGTATCAAGTCGATGGTGTTCCATATCGAAGTTCCTGCTTGACCTATTGTGATTGTGCTGCTATTAGAACCGATTATCTGTCTGAGATAACCATCAGTCTCTTTGAAGAGTGTAGCATCGCCATCGAATACTATACCTGCTACCGTAGATGTATCACTGCCACTGCCTGTTACTGCCGAGTATGTTCCAGTTGGGTCTACTTTTATAGTTCCTTCAACTTCTAATTTAGCATTAGGAGTTGAAGTGCCTATTCCGACATTACCACTTGATAATATTCTCATGGCTTCTGTTGCTGAACCATTCAAAGAAGTATCAAATCTTAGATAACCATCTTCTGAACCATCTACATTTCCGTTTGCACCATCCATACAAGCAAGAATTCGACCATAGACATGTCCAGCCGTTGCATCATCCGCATCACCCATTGTGAACTCTAACCCCACACCGAAGTTTGCACCACCAGTAGTAGGTCGTTCCAATATCAAAGGGAATGCTTCTCCTGAACCACCATTGACATGAAGAGCAGCATCGGGAGTTGAAGTGCCTATCCCTAGATTCCCATCGTTAAGCAAATACATCTTCGTATTGCCCCCTGCTTGGAAGAATATGTCATCATCAGCATGGAGAACCAAGTCATCACTTGCAGCCAATGTGATATCAGTTCCAGTGTTATTCCAACCCAAGTAGGATGTGGCATCATCTGCACTGAGATACACCTTACCCGCTACACCTGTTGTTCCGAATCTTCCATCACCATCAACGTCTAACAGATGAGAAGGATTCGTAGTTCCTATTCCGAAGTTTTGTCCATTGTTGATGTATGATTTCTCACCACCACTCAACTTTATCTGAGTATTGTATGTGGATGGCTCAAGTCCTGTATGTGTTCCATCATAGACATCCCATGCAGTAGCCGTTGAAGTTACAATAAACTCTCCGTATTGTGTTCCACTAGCACTGCTGTCTCCTCCTGCTTTGAACCTCATTACTGGCTTGAAGCCATCAGCACCAGTAGCATGATGCCACTTTCTCCATCCATAGTTGAAGGAGTATTCGTGTGAAACCGAACTACCACCATCACCCATCACTTGGAACATATAATCAGCAGCATTGTGGTCACTAGTTGCACCTTGTCTGAATCTGATTGCTGGACCTTCGGCAGTTCCACTGTCTGCTACATCCAACTTCAATGTCTCAGCATATGAGAATTGAGTTGCAGATGATGGTGCTAATGCAGCAACTACCTCTAACTGAGCATTAGGACTTGTACTTCCTATACCTACTTTACCTCCATCTTCAATGGTCATGAAGGTGTCTCCACCTGTGCCAGTGCTATGCCTACCAAACTGAATATACGAGTCAGAGTTATTGGAGTTCGTGTCCATGTTCAGACGAATCTTGTCGTATGAGTTGATGGTTAGACTGTCACTGTAACTTCCATTCTCGGTAGATGTGATTGAGTGTTGAACGTTTGTTCCGTAGTTATCTGCATCCCATGTGAAGAATAGACCACCGAAGCGATATAGACTGCTTCCAGTTCCATTTGCCACTCTACCTGATACATCTCCACCGAATCTAACCTCATCATCGGTCTGTGTTCCGAATACGATGTCTCCACCTAAGTCTGAGTTAAGTGCAGCGATAACCTCTGCATCAGACAGTTGAGTGTCTGTGTTAGTTATCGCTCCTGTTGCTGCACCAAGGTATCCCCATTGTGCTGCTGATATCGTTGTAGAACCTATGTTCTCTAACTGCGCTCCCTCTGCTGCTGTTAAGTTGGATATCTCAGTGACCTTGCTTGCTGATAGAGTAGGTATGTGAGATGCTGATAGGTTCGCTGTTATGTTACCAGCAGCAGATAATGCTATTCCTCCTGACGCTGATACCGCTACCGTTCCTGCTGCATCAGGCAATGTGATTGTTCTATCGGCTGTTACAGAACCTGCTAGTAGAGTTACCTCATTGCCATCTGCTTGATTTCCTTCAAATATCACACCATTGCTAGTGCTTACAGTTTCTACATTGTTAGTCGTAGTTGTTCCCGTTACAGTCAAATCTCCTGCTACGGTCATGTCATTGTTCACAGTGATAGTTCCACTGCTGGTTGTTCCAAGTGAGTAACTGGCAACATCATTCAGTAGAGCAGTTATCTCAGATGCCGTTTGGTCTGCTGTTGCAGATGCTTCAATGGCGTTCAACTTGGAGTGGTCTGCATCCGTAAATACATTGGAGTTTGTTGCCGATTCAACTAGAGTTCTAATTTCTGCCGCAGTTTGGTCAGCAGTGGCACTATCCTCGATAGCATTGAGTTTGCTTAGTAGGGTATCTGTCAGGTTGTTTGTGTCAGACTCGTTGAATAGTGCTGTCTTTATCTCTGCTCCTGTTTGGTCGGCAGTAGCACTTGCCTCTATTGCATTCAGTTTCGTATGGTCTGCATCTGTGAAGACATTGGAATCAGATGCTGACTCTACCAGTGTCCTTATTTCAGCAGCAGACTGGTCAGCAGTAGCACCTGCTTCTATGCCATCTAGTTTGTTCTTGAGGGTTGTTGTGAAGTTATTGTCAGTTTGACTTGCTACTGAAAGGTCTATGTCTCCTGTGTCGTCTTGGTATGTGACAGTGATTCCACTCTCAGTGTTTGTTGTCTCAAACATCGCTCCTACGATATCCTGAACCTGCTCGGTAGAGAGTTGTGTGTTGGTATCTGTTGCTGCAATAGTTATTGTGTCATTACTAGCATTTGTTGTTATGGTAACGTTTGAGCCTTCTGCGAGAGTTAGTGTATCAGTTGTTAAATCTGCTGCAACTGTTGTTTGTCCACTTACTGCTACATTGCTGAAGGCATTCTGATTGTTCTCTCCACCTGCACCTGCTGCAACCCAAGTGAAGCCACCTGAACCGGAATCGAAACTTAGTAGATAGTTATCCACAGCAGTATTTGTTGTATTCAAATGAACTCCATCTATTGAACCATCTGCTAGTTGGTCACTGTCTATTGCATCATCTGCCATCAGAGCATTTGTTATTTGGTCATCAGCAATCAATGCCGTAGTTATAGCATCGTCTGCTATCTTAGCCGTTGTGATAGCGTCATCAGCAATTCTTGCGGTTGCGAAAGTTCCTGAAGTAATCTTAGACGCTGCTAGGTTCGGTATATCTCCTGCTGCTAATCCATATGAACCTGTGACAGATAAATTACCACTTACTGCTAAGTTGTTAGCGACTGTCACTTGAGCATCTGCTACTGTTAGCCTTGTCGTGCCTTGCGTCTTGAGTTGTATAGGTGAAGCAGCGTTTGCAGTAATGATGTCTAAGTTTGTTCCTGCCGTGAAGAATCTAACATCGAAGTCATCAGAGAATGGTTTCTTCATGTCTATGAAAGCACCCGAAGAACCACCCATCTCTAAACTGGCATAGCCATCGCTCTTCTCAAGATTCAACCTGTCGCCGCTTATGTCTCCTACTACGTCTAATGCCGTGGAGGGACTTGAAGTGCCTATTCCGACCCTACCATTCTCTTGCACACGCATTAACTCAGTCGCAGAACCAGCAGTAGCATTACCATGACTTACGGCGAAATACCTGTTTGTGTCATTTCCATCTGTGTCTATGAGAATGTGAGTATTACCCCAATGTCCTAGTTGTAAATCAACGTTCGACCCACCGGACATTTTCAGTTGGGTGTTGGTGTTAGCGAATGACAACGCACCTGTATTCAAGTCCAATGCGGATACAGGAGTCGTAGTGCCTATTCCGACATTGCCACCTGTTGCGGTTAGTGCGTGGCCTGACCCATCTTGTGTGATTTTTAACACTGTTTGGTCATCACTTGCATGGTCGTTGTGCATTTCGACCATAGGTTGAGCCGTGTTATCTGCGTGTACGTTTCGATAGAATAGAGCAGTTCTCCTGTTTGCCGAATGTCTGTTGACTAATGCAACGTATTGGTCATTTCCTTCTTCTGCATAGATGGCATAGTCACCTGCATCATCGGGAGGACTGGCAACATGGAGTCTGTGACCCGGAGTTGCATGACCTATCCCGACTTTATTTGCAGAAGAATCTACAACTAATCCATTCGTATCCCAAACTAAATCTCCTGTTCCACCAGTAAGAGCCGTTAGAGTTCCAAGAGAAGTGATATCACCTTGATGTTGAGTGACGTTGGAAGAGGCAATTAGTGCATCTGCGAATGTACCTGAAGTAATCTTACTTGTTGCTAAATTAGGAATATGAGATGCAGACAAGTTGGCTGTTATATCTCCTAATGCCGATAGAGCAATTCCACCCGATGCAGATACTGCTACTGTTCCACCTGCATTTGGTAGAGATATGGTTCTATCAGCAGTAGGGTCTACGATTGTGAGGGTTGTCTCAAAGTCATCTGATGTCGCTCCCTCAAATACAACGGCATTTGCTGCTTCCATTGTTACAGTGTTTACCTGTGTCGTAGTTCCTGCTACATTCAAGTTAGGAACGAGAAGAGTTCCGGTGGAAGGATTGTATCTCAATGCGTTGGTGTCATCTAGAAGTGCATTGGATTCATCATGGAATACAACGGGGAAGTTAGTGTTAGCAGTGCTGTCAGATACTGTCACTGTGCTTGCAAGAGTAGAGGTTGCTGCATTACCAGTGGTATTCTGATTACCTGCTGTGTTTACACCGGGTAAATCGATGCTTGCAGTTCCATCGAATGATACTCCACCTATTGTTCGTGCAGTTTCTAATGCAGTCGCAGTTGCTGCGTTTCCTGTTGTATCACCAACAGATGAAACAACTAGGTCGATAGTTCCATCACCTGATTGGAATGTTGCAGATATTCCTGTCTCTGTATTGCCACTGAACATCGCTCCTACGACAGATTGAATCTGTGAGTCAGTGCGTTGTGTGTTAGTATCGGTTTGATGAGTATCTATCATGCTCTTGACATCAGCAGGAGCAAATCTCCTGATTCCTGTTTCAGTTCCATTTGTTCTCTCAGTCGAACTTACCTGACCCACTTGAGCATTGTAAGCGGTTTCTACCTCTGAGTCACTCAATTGCGTGTTAGTGTCAGTGTCAGTTGCTGTGATAGTTACTGCACCTGTTCCACCACTAATCGATATATTACTTCCAGCAACAATCGAAGTAACACCTGCGTTGGTTAGTGTGACATCACCTGATGTTCCTCCGCCCGATAATCCAGTACCTGCAATCACTCTAGTTATGTCTCCAACTTCCGTAGTGAAGCCCTGTGCTGCTATGTAATCGAATACAGCATCACCAGTGACTAAGTTGGCGTTGCCATCAGCAACAGAACCTGATGTTGCTGCTATCGTTGAGTTGAATGTTAGAGAACCATCATTGTTGACTTCTATTGCCTTAGTTGCATTATCAAGACCAGTCACCTCTATCTTTGGTTTTGCCGAATTTCCAGTGTTAGGTGTAATTAGAATGTCCTTGTCTGAGTTAGCCATCAGTATTCAACCTCCATCTTTCCAACATCCTTTCTTTCACCATGAATCAGATAGAAACAGTCGATGCCCTCGTCTGCTGCATTAGCCACGAACACTTGGTTGTCTTCTATCTTTTCTACATAGAGCATTTGGAAGTCACCATTAGCAGTCAATTGAACGCTGATTGTGTCTTCATCAACTAACTCTGTCCAATACTCAGGTAGTTGTATCACACTTCCTTCTAGTCTGCCTCTATGATACACTCCATGTTCCGGTCCTTCAAGAGAACCATGTTGTAGTGTCTTACCTTCTTGTGTTGGATGTGGTATAACGAAAGACTTGGTTTGTGCAGCGAATGAGCCTTCTACTTGTAGTTTGTATCCGGGGCTTGCAGTGCCAATACCAACACGATTGTTTGTTGTATCTATCTTGAATGTGTTAGTATCTACTGCTACATCTCCCGATACAGTTAGAGTGGATAGTGTTCCAACGCTTGTGATTCCTGTTTGTGCAGCATTTACGTTCAGTGTGTCTCCACTCAGAGTCAAACCAGTTCCAGCAGTTAAGTTGGTATCATCTGAGATATCTATTGGGTCAACTGTGATTGCTTGTCCATTGATACTCAAGTAGTTACCACTGCCAGTTAATGTGACATCCGTTGAGTTCTGTGTTCCAGCAGCATCTACTCCTAACGCAGTTCTTGCAGCAGCCGCAGTTGTAGCACCAGTTCCTCCGCTTGAGATTGGTATTGTTCCACCAGTTATTTGTTGTCCACTTAATGATAGATAATTTGTGTTTGCAAGAGTTACAGGAACTGAGTTATCTGTTCCTGCTACATCCACATTCAAGTTTGTTCTAGCATTGGATTGCTGTGTTCCACTAAGTCCCTGTGAAGCCGTATCAACTCTCAATCTGTTCCCAAGAGCATCGATTATCGTACCTGTTATGTTAGCATCATTTCCTAGTACGTCTGCTATCTCTCTGAGAGTGTTTAATGATTCAGGTGCGTTATTGACTAAATCCGATACTTTGGTATCCACATACGCCCTGATGGATTGTTGCGTAGCGAGATGCGTTGCAGAATTAGAGTCCATATCGTCTTCGTCTTTTACAGGAACTTCAAAGTCAAGTGTTCCATCACTATTCCTGTAACTAACTGTGATGAAAGTCTCAGTATTGCCTGTGACCATCCCACCAACGAAGTCCTCAATCTCCTGCTGTGTTCTCTTTACCTCTGTCTCGGTAGCAGTAGCCAAACCAATTACATGACCATTGCTATCAAGTTCGATATCCTGTATGTATGTTCTTCCTGAGTTGAGACTATCGCTTGCTGCGGATATACTAGGATGACCTGAAGAGTCAACGGATACTACTGTGTAACTTCCCGCACCTGTTCTTCTAAGTAATCCGTTGGATGTGAAGTCAGAATCCATCACTGCTCCTGCTGCCGCTACCTTTGCTGTATTAGTTACATCAGCACCATCCTCCACGTTTAACATGGTTCTAGCATTAGCAGCACTAACTGACTCTACATCTCCTGTTCCACTTGCACTCCTAGCAATGAATGCAGGTCCAGTTAATGTCGGTAGTTTGTCAAATGCGACAGCATTGCTTGCTAACATCGATGTTGTTACTCTACCACTACCAATCGATGTGACACCTGTGTTTGTCATAGTGATGTCACCTGACAATGGATAGTTGTCAAACTCATTACCACTCCCAATCAGGATATGCGTGGTGGTTGCTACTAGGTTGTCATCGAACACGCTTATCTTAGCAGGAGTAACCGCATCATCAGCGAGTCTTGGTGTATTCACACCTCCAAGAGCAATCTTAGCAGTAGTGACTGCTCCATCTGATATCTTTGAATGAGTGATTGCAGAACTTACTATCTTGTTTTCTGTGACAGAACTGTTCTTTATCTCAGCAGTATCAACAGAGTTGTCGGCTAACTTGGCATTCGTTATTGCGTTTGTTGCAATCATATCTGAAGATACTGTTCCTGTATCACCAGTGGTAATCAGAGTTCCACTTATGTTTGGTAGGCTAATTGTTCTGTCAGCAGTTGGGTCAACTATTGTCAGAGTTGTTTCATGAGCATCGGCAGTAGCCCCCTCAAAGACGAATGCATTCTGAACTTCTACCTTAGTTTGATTCACTGTTGTAGTTGTCCCATCAACAAAGAGATTGCCCCTAACCCTAACAGTAGTGTCATTGCCAGCATCGCCAATGTGTAGAGTATCACTCTCATCGAGAAGTGCAAGAGCAGCGACAACATTCTCTTTGTCAGTGACATTTGCTCCCGCTTCAATTCCAGCCAGTTTATCAAACTGGTCGTCAGTCATCAGACCATGAGCAGATGTTGTTGCATCAGGCAATGTTGCCGTAAATGTGGTGTTGTCTGATTTAGTGAATGTGAGAGTTCCTTCACTAAATGCTGCGGAAGTAACTGGTTTATTGGCATCATTTATGATGATTCTTTCATTGATTCTATTTACAGATATATTTCCGCTACCTTCAAAATTGACTGAAGTAAATGTTCCATCTGTTCCAGTGAGTTTCAATCTCTTTGTGTTAGCACTATTAGTATCTTCTACTGTGAAGGTGTATTGTGTATCGTTAGCATCGAAAGAAGTTCCATCTACATAGTTCTTTACTGCTCTCGCTGATACGAGAGTATCATGATTTGCTGAAGCATTGTCTAAATCTGTTTCTAGCGAAGAAATCCCATCCAAATCTGATACAGTGGAAGAGGTTGTTAGATAGTTACCAACCGCTTGTTTTGCATTTAGTTGAGTCTGTATTGGAGATGTCACTCCATCTAGATGACTAATCTCAGCAGCAGAAACTCCTGTCACTCCATCTAGGATGTTTATCTCTGCGGCAGAAGCAGTCACACTTAGGTCACTAAGACTCTCTACCTTTGCATTCAAGGCTGCTACTAAACCAGTTACTTTGCTTTGTGCTATATCCAAGAGTTTGTCATTCGCAATAGAACCTGCAAGTTGTGCATTGCTTATACCACCTGATTTCACTGTGACTGCTCCACTACTTACATCAAAGTCAGCAGTTGCAAAGGATGCTATTCCCTTGTTGCTTGATGTAGCATCTTCCACAGACACAGTTAGAGTTCCGTTGGTATCATCATATACTGAAGTGATTCCTTCTGCATCTGTAAAGAGTGCATTGACTCTATCATCTACTCTTTCATCTGTATAGTACAGATTTGCCCCTTCTGCTACATTTGCAGTCGTTAGAGTGATACTTCCACCTAGAGCAACAGTGCTACCATTTACAGTTACAGATGAATTAGCGAGTTTACTGTTTGCAATGCTTCCAGCAAGTTGAGCATTGGTGACTGAGATATTGGATACGTTACTTGCGAAATCTGCACCAGCAGTTGCTCCTGCTGCTATACCTGCCAACTTACTGCTTAATGCTGAAGTGAAGTTGACATCAGACTGCGTATCAGCAGACAATACCCCTGTTACACTATTCATTGTGAGGTTACTACCAACCTTTACTCCACCAAGAACAGAATCAGTCGCTTTGTTTAGACTGAAGAAATTTGCTCCACCTTCGATGTTATCCAGTTTGCTCTTCAACGCATCAGTGAAGTTATTCTGCGTCAGCCCACCATCACCGACTGAGTATTGAGTGTCAGTAACTGTCTCAGTAGCAGAGGCTATCGCAAGTATGTGTCCATTCGCATCTAGAGTTATGTCTTGGATGTATGTCCTTCCAGTGTTATTCACTGATGATGCTGCACCGGAAATGGTGGGGTGTGCAGTTAGGAAGCCTGAGTTGGTATTGCTGTAATTAGACAAATCAGTGTCTACATTGAGAGTATCTCCTGCTAATGTAATGTTTGTTCCTGCAACTAGATTAGTATCATCAGAAATGTCAATCTCACCAAGAGTAATCTGTTGCCCACTGAGAGTTAAGTAGTTCCTGCTTCCTGCTAGTGTCACATCAGTTGAGTTGTCTGTTCCTGATGGGTCTACGTTTAGGAGTGTTCTTCCCTGAGCAGCAGTGAGTGTTTCTACTGAGCCAGCATTACTGCTTGTTCTTCCTAGTAAAACATTGGAACTAATATTCTGTACCTTGTCAAAGGTGATAGCATCATCTGCTATTCTAGATGTTCCAAATGTGCCGCTTGTTATCTTAGCAGTTGGTATATCAGGAATCCTACCTAACGCAAATGTGCCGCTTGTTATTTTGGTTGCACTTAAATTAGGTATGTCTCCCGCTACTAGTTTAGCAAATACATTAGAGAGGTTGATTTTCTTTAACCCACTACCTGCATCATTATACATCAAAAAATCGTTTGTCTTGTCTATTCCATTCTCGGTGCTTAATTCAGTAATATCTACGTTTACGGTTGCTCCTGAATTAGACAATCCAGTTCCAAAAGTCAATGCTGCTTGTTTTCCTGCTAAGTCGGAGGTTAGGTTTG